GGCGTGGTCGCCCCAGGTGACGAACCAGATGGAGGTGTTGTCGGCCCCGGTGCCGCCGCCATGCACCACTTGGCTGGCGATATTCGGCTGCGCCGGGTTCGGCAGGTTGGGGTTATAGGCGGAGTAGCGGGCGGAAAGTCCCTTGAACTTCTCCGGGGTCGTTGCCGTATCGTGATAGAAGAGGCCGGAGGCCATTTCCTGGCTCAGGGACTCGATGAAGGGCATGGTGTCGACGAGACGGGCTTTCGCCTTGTCCGGTGCGAGATCGAGCAGGCGCATGTCGATTTCGGAGCGGGCATGCACGAAGCCGGTCGTATCGTCCACCTGCTGCATGGTGGCTTTCGACTGCTTGATGCCCTGGTAGAGCCGGCCCCAGGAAACAGAGGGCAGGCCGGTGCGCACCATATGGCGGTGCACGGCATCCATGTTGCATTCGACGGCCATCGCGTCGTCGAGGATCGGGTTCTGCTGGGAGAGAAGCTCGATGACGGCGCCTTCGGCAGAGCCTTTGAATGCGTCAACAAGTGTCGGGTAGTAGCTGCCAATGGTGGCCATGTTTTATCAGCCCTTCGGTGCGTCTTTGGGAAACATCAGGTGCGCGGTTTCGGCCTTCCGGCCGTGTCCGCCCGCGCCGCCATTCGGTGGGTTGTCCTCCTGGATCATCGATCCGACCTTTGCGAAAATTCTGATCATTTCGGGGTGGTTGCCGCCGCCGCTGGTGTTGAGATATTCGCGCAGCGCCGGGGTGCCCAAGCGGGAAAGCGCGCGTTGTGCCGAACCGACGGTGCCGCCCCATTTCGCCCCGCCGATCTCGCGGTCCCTGCGGGCCTCGTCGGCCCAGCCCTGCACGCGGCCGGCCCAGGCTTCGGAGGCTGCCTTGCCGCGCCGGCCCTGGATCTCGATGAAGCGGTCGGCCAGTTGCTGCGCCTGCCGGTTTGTGAGGCCGAGATCGTGGAAATCGGGGCCGAGCGCATCGATCAGCTCCTGATCCACCTCGATGCCTTCGGGCATGGTCAGCGTGTAGCGGCCATCGTCGGGCACGCGGTCGGCAGGGTCGTCGCCGCTATCATCGGGCTTGCCGGCGTCGCGGTCTTCGGTTTCGGCGTGGTCATCGCCACCGGTGTCACCATCCGGTGATGGCATATCATCGGGAAAGAGAATGGTTTCCGGTGCAGCACCTTCACTGCTGCCGCTGCCACCGCCGCCGCTATTTGGGCCTTCGGCGCTCATCGCGATTTCCGGCCTGCCGATCTTAAGCATCGCTGTCATGGTCTTCGCCTTCCTCACTTGCGGCGCGGCTTGCCGCCGCTGCCTTGTCATTTGCCTTGAGATCCGCGATCGCCAGCAGCAGGCGCGGGTAGAGTGTCGGGTCGATGCGGTCGAGCTCGGCGATCAGCCGCCGACCGGCGCCCTGCTTGCCCAGCGTGTAATGCGTGGCGTTGACGAGTTCCCCCGCGTAAGCCTCCTGGTAGATCGCGCACTGTTCCAGCATCCAGAACAGCACGCGCTTGCCGGATGCGGTGGCGAAGACCTCGCGGAAGGCCGCGGTGATCTCATCCCGCTCGACGTTGTGGGGCAGAGACGGTTGATCCTTAAAATGGTCCATCAGGCGAGGCCCAGCTGGCGCAGAAGCGCTGATCCATTCGGGTTGTCATTGGCATCGGCCAGTACCTGTGCGGCCTTGGCGCCCTGATTGAGGGCAGGCGCCACCTGCGAGGCCATCTGCGCGGTCTGAGCCGCCTGCATCTGCTGGGCCCGCTGCGCGCGGATATCCTCCACCTTGTCATCGGCGAGGATCATCGAGGGCGGGGCGCCGATCGCATCGAAATAGAGGTCGATCGCCTCGTCGACATCGAGCTTGTCGAGCGCTTCCGGCTTGACCGCCGAGACCTGGCCCATGAAGGCGACGCCGCGTTCGATCGCACCTGTCGCAACCGCCTGCTGCGCCTGGGCGAGCGTCGAAATATATTCCACCTTCAGCTCCGTGCCCTGCAGCTCCGGCGGGGGCGGGGGCAGCTCGTCGCGGGCGGCGAGGATGTCGAAAGTGCGGTCGATCGTCGGCCCCAGCTGGTCGCCGAAGACGTTTTCCAGCACGGGGCCGAGCTGCAGGAGCTGCTCTTCCTTGCGCTGGGTCAGCTCGAACTGGTTGCGCGGCTGCACACCTTCCATATTGGTGATCGCGAAGAAGAGATCGGCAAAGAAGGTCTTCTCGATGCGGTTCTGCACTTCCTGGATATCTTCGCGCAGCTCCATCAGGCTGAGATTGACCTCCATCGCCGGGCGGAAACCCTTGCCGGTCGGATCGTCCACATAGTTGACCGCACCCGGCAGCAGCGAGGCCGGGCTGTTCTGCATGGAGGTCGGCGCGTTCATCGGCGGGCGCACCTTCTTGTCGATGCCCTCGAGCTTTCGCGTCTGTTCCAGCTGCAGCATTCTGATGTCGCCGAGCGCCTTCTGGCCGGGCGACAGCGCGTAATGATCGTCCTCGGAGAGCTCCCAGGCGGGCGCGATGATGGGATTGCTGTCGAAGCCGCTTTCTTCCAGCAATTCGCTGCCGATTTCGTCGATCCAGTAATTGGAGAGAAAGGGCTTGTTGCGCTTGTCGATCAGCTTGGGGTCGCGGTCGTAGCGTGGTTCGATGGCGTGATAGACATCGAAGCACTCGCCATATTTGGAGCTGTCGTAGAGGCTCTGCAGCCGCTCCGGCACATTGTCGTAACCGAAGCGCTCGATGATGCGCTGCACGCTCCAGCGGAAGGTGCGGTAGAGCGTGGTCGCCTTGCCCTTGTGATCCCTCGCGATCCAGAAGCGGCCATGCACCAGCTGCTGCACGCGGATGACCGTCTCCTCATCTTCCACGAGGATCGCCACCGACTGGCCGAACTGGCCGAGATCGCCGTAGCCGATATGGAAGGCGCGGTAGAGATTGGAGGCGGCAAAGACCTCGCGCATCTTGTCCTGCACGGCGGCGAGATAGACTTTGACGGAATCCCGCTTCTTCAGATCGGGATCGAAGGTCGTCAGCCGAAACCAGGGTCGCGCCGGCGAGGTGAGCCCGGAATGCATGCCCGATTTCAGCGTCTCATAGGCATGGGTGCCGGTGCTGTCGATGATCTTGTCACGCGAGCGCGGGCCTTCCCGGCCGGAATGGAGCCTGAGCCGCGTCGGCTCGATATGCTCTGCCAGTGCCCGCCACTCGGCCTCCCATGGCTGGCGAACCTCCTTCAGCTCATTCAGCCGGCGGCGGTGATAGGCTGTCTGCGTTTCGTTATCGCGACGATGATTTTCCATTGATGCTATCCGCCCTTATTGCCCGAGCAGCGTCTTCTTGAGCGCATTGCCGGACAGCACCGGCGACTGCGTATCGGCAAGCGGCGGCGCGCCCGAGGGCGAGGTGAGGATGGTAGAAGGGGCACCCTTCACCTTTTCGGAGGCGCGGCGTGCGGCAGCGGACTGGGCCGCGGCATAATCAGGCGTCTTCTGCTGGGCGTATTCGGGTGGCGCCTGCGGCGGCTCTGCTTTCGGCGGCGAGGAGAACATGCACATGGGGTCATCCGATCGTGAGAGGTGAGCGGTTGAGCCGGACGGAGGAGGGGTGGCCCATCCAGCCGGTTCGGCATCGATGGAGGCAGCGTTACGGGTGAAAGGTTGTGGGGGTGTCACACGGCACAAGGCCGGGACTGTCATGGATTCCGCGCGTGAGGCCATGATTGTGAAACGGCACCAATCGAGCCCTGGCGGGCTCCGCGGTATGCCATTGGAAATAGAAAGATGACGGTGATGTCCGAAGAGGTCTGATCGGCAGTTCCCCCCGCGATGACCACGGTTTCTTGCCACGATCTTGATAGTTCCGCCGCAGATGGTTGGCCGCAACCATACTCGTCGGGCTTAAAATATGATCCAGAATGAATTGATCACTGCAGCGGCAAAAGGCGAGATTTCCGCCACTCCTCGTCGGTACTCAGCGCCCGAAATTGCTGATGAACCACGGCAGTTCCGATTTCTCGTGCCGTGGAGAATACTGACTTTCGTTCTGCGAGCACGCTGGAAGCGCAGCGTTCTGTTCTGGTTTAGCTTTGCCGCCCATCCGATCCTGACTATCAGCTGGTGGCGCTTCCTTGCGGGTTTTGCCGCAGCACGAGGGTTTCCGGCCCCGCATGACGCGTTGCTGCAGAAGCCATTGTCGAAATTCCTGGTTT